GAGGTTGGCGGCTTGTTGTTATGCAAGATTCCAGAAGAGGAATTAATCAAGCGTGCCGAGTATTATGCCAAGATAGCCAATGATCAGATGGAAGCCGTCGATAATACTTTTATGCGAGAAGAGAACCCTGTGATGCCGTTAATTAAAGATCGGTCTAGCAGGACTACCTTTGGCAAAAGATAACCCTTTTGGGGTTGTCTTTTAAATGATGACATGAGGAGATAATTATGTCAGCAACAGCGACCCCTATGGGGGCGGAACCAGTCGGCGGTTTAAGCGCTTGTGGTTCTTTCTCCGGCAAGGTTCGCCATATATCTATAATCAGCACTTATGGGGCTGATGTTTTTTATGGTGACTTTGTAAAACTGGTCAGCACCGGGACTCTTGAAAAAGATACTGGTACAACGACCATGACCCCGGTTGGTATATTCATGGGTTGTTTTTATACAGACCCTACTACCAGCCAGCCCACATTTAACCAGATGTGGCCTACTGGGACTGTAGCGACTGACGCTATGGCCTATGTGCTGGATGATCCAGACGCCGTATTCAGAATGCAGGCGAATGCTTCTTTGGCACAGACTACCTTGGGTAATAACATTGCAGTAACCCAAACTTCCGGTTCTACCACTATTATGCGTAGCAAGAACTCTGTTACAGCGAGTTCGGCTGCGACCACTAACACACTCCCGTTGCGTATTCTTGAGTTTGTGAATGGCCCAGATAGTGTGGTAGGCGATGCATACACTGATGTTCTCCTGACTTATGTCGCCGGGATGCACCAGTACCGTACCGCCTTAGGCGTATAGGAGACTAGCGAATGGCTATTTCAAGAGCGCAGATGCTCAAAGAGCTACTTCCGGGTCTTAATGCCCTGTTTGGCTTAGAGTATGCAAAGTATGAAGACGAGGACAAGATGATTTACGAAACTGAATCATCCGACCGCTCGTTTGAGGAAGAAGTAAAATTGAGTGGTTTTGGCGCGGCTCCAGTGAAACCTGAAGGCTCTGCAATCAATTATGATTCAGCGCAGGAAGCGTTCACGGCTCGCTATACCCACGAGACCATTGCTCAGGGTTTCGCTATTACGGAAGAGGCAATGGAGGATAACCTCTATGCTTCCCTGTCACAGCGATACACAAAGGCACTGGCAAGAGCTATGGCTTACACCAAGCAAGTCAAGGCTGCTGTTCCATTGAACAACGGTTTCACTAACGCTTATCAGTCTGGCGATGGTGTTAACCTGTTCACGGCGGTAGGCGATGGCGTAACTGGTGGAGGCGGTCACCCGCAGGTTAATGGTGGCTTTAACTCTAACCGGCCCGCGACAGCGGCTGACCTTAATGAAACCTCACTCGAAGATGCTGTGATTCAGATTGCAGGGTTCACCGATGAGCGTGGACTTTTGATCGCAGCCCGTCCTCGCAGGCTCATTGTTCCCCCTAACCTGATGTTCGTGGCAACCAGAATCCTAGATTCTGAATTGCGCGTCAGCACTGCTGATAACGACATCAACGCGCTGAAGAACAATGGTTCCATTCCTGAAGGCTACTCTGTCAATCATTACCTGACTGACACTAATGCTTTCTACCTCATCACTGATGTGCCGAATGGGATGAAGCACTTCGAGCGTACTCCGCTTGAGACTTCAATGGATGGCGACTTCGATACTGGTAACGTGCGCTACAAGGCACGAGAGCGGTACAGTTTCGGTGTTTCTAATCCACTAGGAATCTGGGCTTCGCCCGGTACGTCCTAATCAGCAGTAGATAATGGGGGTGCGTAGCGCCCCCTTTTATCTGGGAAACATACAGTTTTAGCGACCAGCCCAGTGGACGTTTACGAAGACGCTAGAACGAATCCTTTCGTAAAGAGGTATCTCTTATGGCTTTAACGACCTTTCAAGGCCCAGTACGCTCGCTTGGCGGATTTTATTCGCAAGGCCCAGCGACCACTGTTGCTCTTACTGTTGACACCACTCTTAGCCCCACTACACATGGCGGCAAGATTATTCTCCTTAACAACTCCTCCTTAACCCTCACGCTTCCTGAAATAAGCGTGGCGGCTGACCCTACTACCGGCGGCCCCGGTGCAGAACCCAACACTCTTAACAATACAGGACTGATGTATAACATCGTCTTTCTTGTTGACTGCACCTTGGCGTTAAAATGTGGTGGGTCAGGAACTCCGGGCGATCTCTTCGTGGGGTCGATCATTCTCGGCAAGACATCGGCGGCGGAACAATATATTCCCAACGGCAGTACTAATGATGTGATAAACACCAACACTACCACCAAGGGGGGCATAGCTGGTTCCAGTATTCAGGTGGTTCCTATCTATACCAACAAATGGCAAGTTTCTGGCGTTTTGGTTGGCTCCGGTTCTCTGGAGACACCGTTCGCAGATGCGTAATTTAGCAGCGGGGCTTCGGCCCCGCTCTTTTTGGAGATAGATATGGCAGATTTAGTAACAAGCCAGACAATACAGGATGGCCCTAGAAACGCCATCATGAAGTTTACCAATGTCAGCGATAACACTGGTGAATCTGATGTTGTTAAGGTGGATGTTTCGGGTTTAACCGTACAGCCTCGAACTGGCGCAGCATGTACGAGTGTTACTGTGGCAGGTATACAGTTCTCTACCCATAACATGTCAGTAACAATAGAATTCGATGCCACTGTCAATACCCTGATTGCCACGCTGCCTGAAAATTATTCAGACTATCTGGATTTTTCAGCCTTTACCGGCATTCCCAATAACTCGGCTTCTGGTAAAACTGGAGACATTGTTTTTTCAACCAACGGTGCAGCAGCAGGTGATACCTATATGGTTGTCCTGACACTTATCAAGAACTACGAATAGAGGTTTCTATGGCTAAGTTAGAGATATTTCAGAACGGAAATTTCAGTGATGGTCGTCCTGTCTACCAGATAGGATCAAAGAATGCAGACGGAGAGTATGACATCTCAGTATTTGATCCGATGGAGAAGAAGGAAGCCACGGCAAGGTTAGCCAAGATGGGTGGAACTCCGGCTTCCAAGAAGAAGCCAGCGCAAAAAAAAAAAAAATAGTTAAACCAGCAGCCAAATCAGTTATTTTCGTAGACGAAACAAGCCGCTCTGACCTCAAGATGCTGACAAAGTTACAGCTTGAGAAATTTGCCCGTGAGTTCGGTGTAGAGCTAGATCGCAGGGATAAGAAAGAAACTTTAGTTAAGCAAGCCTATAAGGCGCAATTTGATGGCTAGAAATTATCGTAGCGAGTATAAAAAATACCATGCCAAGCCCGTGCAGAAGAAGCGCAGGGCTGGAAGGAATACGGCGCGTAATAAGCTGTTGGCTTCGGGGGTGGTATCAAAAGGTGACAAGCGCGACGTTCACCACAAAGACCGCAATCCAAACAACAACAAACGATCTAACTTGGCAGTAACTTCACGAACGGCTAACCGGAGGCGAAATGGCAAGAGGTAAAAAGAACTGGATTCAGAAGGCGATCAAGAAGCCGGGCAGCTTGCGAAAAGCGGCGGGTGTAAAAAAAGGCCAGAAGATAAGCGCTAAGGAGCTGTCTAAGCTGTCGAAGTCAAAGAATCCCACCACTCGAAAACGCGCTAACCTTGCCAAGACCTTGAAGGGATTCAAGAAATAATGGACAAGAACAGAAAGGTTCGTAAAGTGATGGGTGAGTACAAAGATGGAAAGCTCAAATCTAGTTCTGGTCATAAGGTTACCAACCGCAATCAGGCAATGGCTATTGCTCTGAGTGAGGCTGGAATCAATCGCAAGATGTTCTCCGGCGGCAGGATCGGTGACGGTAAAGTTGTACAGGGAAAAACCAGAGGAAGAATAGTTTAATGGCGACAAGCGGAACCTATACATTCAACCTTGATCTGGGCCAGATCATGGAGGAAGCCTACGAGCGCTGTAATATCGAGATGCGTACTGGTTTTGATTACCGTACTGCTCGGCGCAGCCTTGACCTGTTGATGCTGGAATGGCAGAACAGGGGGTTAAGTTTGTGGACGGTAAAGGATACCAGCGTTGCGCTTACACCCGGAACCGGAGCATACGCCCTTACTGCTGAGAAGTTAGACATAGTGGAAGCCTTCATGCGAACCAACGCAGGAAGCACCACTAAGCAGTCCGACCTTACCATGCAGCGTATATCCATCGCCCAGTATTCCCACCAGACCAACAAGTTGCTTCAGGGCAGACCGATTCAGTACTGGGTTGAAAGAGCGCCCAGCGGTATAACGGTTAACGTATGGCCTATCCCTGATTCCTCACAGACATGGACTCTGGGTTATTACTACATGGAACGAATTGAAGATAGTGGTTCACCTGCTACTCTCAATGTGGATGTTCCGGCACGGTTCCTGCCTCCGCTTACGGCGGGGCTGGCTTACCAGATTGCCATTAAGAAACCTGAAGCAGCGACCAGAATTGATTTTCTTAAACAGGATTACGAAGAACAATGGAATCTTGCATCCGATGCGGCTAGAGAGAAAGCCTCTCTGTATGTGGTTCCGGGCGGGTATCAATACTTATGAGCAGTTTTGCGAGTGGTAAACATGCGTTCGGGTTTTGCGACAGGACTGGTTTCCGTTACAAGCTAAGAGACCTTGTCCCGCAGATCGAGGCTGGCAGACCAAACGGTATGCTGGTAGGGCGTGATGTGCTGGATGTGGACAATCCCCAGTGGAAGCTGGGCATGATTAACATGTCTGATCCGCAGGCGTTACGAGACCCAAGACCTGATGGTGGTTATCTCCAGAGCCGGATACTGGGGGCATTTGATCCGGTGGGCGGGGGTGTAACCGCTATGGGTAGTCGTACAGTGGGTCTGGATTGTTCCGGCCATGTGGGCAGAGTAACGGTGGAAATAACCTGATGGCTTTTACCTTTACCACATTAAAGACCGCCATTCAGGATTACCTTGAGTCCAGCGAGACCACGTTTGTCACGAACCTCCCCCTGATTATTACTCAGGCGGAAGAGCGGATACTGCGTACCGTACAGCTCCCTGATTTCCGTAAGAATGTTACGGGAACGCTGAGTCAGAGTAACCCTTACCTGACGATGCCATCTGACTTTCTGGCTTCCTATTCCCTTGCTATTGATAACTCCGGTTATGAATATCTGGTATTCAAGGATGTGAACTTCATGCGTGAAGCCTATCCCGTAGAGGCAACTGAAAATGTTCCAAAGTATTACAGTATTTTTGACGAGGACACTTTTATCATAGGGCCAACCCCTAACGCCAATTTTGCTACAGAGCTGCACTATCTGTATGAGCCTGAATCAATCACTGTCGCTAGCGGTGGTACGAGCTGGCTTGGAACCAACGCAGAGAATGCGTTGCTTTACGGGTGTCTGGTGGAAGGTTATACCTTCCTCAAGGGCGATGGTGATCTGCTCCAGTGGTATCAGGCTAAATACGATGATGCCGTGATGCGGCTTAAATCCCTTGGTGAAGGTTACGATACGACCGATAACTTCCGTTCCGGCATGGTCAGGAGTGTCAGGGTCTGATGTTTGTATCACAGATGAATGGCAGCGCCGGTTCGGTGATGGTCGAGACAACTCACAAGCGTGGTTTTACTGCTGACGAGTTAGCAGCAAGCTGTGCCGCCAAGATCATTTCCGTAGCAGCCAGTGCAGACCCTGTTATCAGGCAGCAGGCCGAGGCGTTTAAGTCATCGATTGAGCAGATTGTTTTGATGTATCTGCAACAGACCGCGAAAAGCGAACGAACAACTATTTATAATCTTTTACTTGATGCTGGAGAAACCGCTCTAGCCGAACAGATAAGGAGGCTTTGATGGCTTTTACTGGCAATTTTATGTGTACCAGCTTCAAGAAAGAGCTGATGACTGCAACACATGATTTCACGAACTCTACAGGTAACACGTTCAAGATAGCGCTGTATGACAACAGCGCTTCCTTTACGGCAGCCACTACAGCTTATACAGCCACTAACGAAATTAGTGGTACTGGTTACAGTGCTGGAGGCGGGGCATTGACTAATGTTACTCCTACTTCTTCAGGCACTACCGGCTATACCGATTTTGCTGACTTCACTTGGAGTACGGCAACCATCACAGCGAGGGGCGCTCTGCTCTATAACGACACAGCCAGTGGTAATCCGACCGTGGTAGTGCTGGACTTTTTGAGCGATAAAACCTCCACCGCCGGAGACTTCAAAATAGTTTTCCCTACTGACGATGCGAGTAATGCGATTATCAGGATAGCCTAATGGCAGGGTGGGGCCGTTCGACATGGG